AGCATTATCTGTTGCACCCGTAAATTGTCCGGGCCTTGCTGGTGTTGTCATTATATTAAGCCTCGCCCGTTAAAGTTAATTTGTAGGTTTCCACCTGAAGCGTTTCGTTTAGCGTCTTCATCGTTAAGTTCTGCAATTTCGCTTTTAAACATTGCTAAATACTTTGCAGCTTGATCATCATCTTGAACATACGCAAACACTTCTGCTAGCGCACCAAATAAAAGAACTCGTTGGTTTTCATCGCGAAGCCAGTTAGGTGTTGCAATACCAATATAATAAGTAGCAGTTACAGTACCACCTGTGCTAGCCGCTTGCGCTGCGCTTTGAGTAGCATAGGCAGTTGTTCCCGTGTTGCTATTAAAATATAATTGTTTAGAATTAGCTACACCAGATCCTGCACCGGTTGTTGTAAGAAAACCGGCATTATAGTTAAGCACTGTTACGGAATAAACAGCGTTAAGTGCCGGGAGTCTACGGTAATAATAAAGTTCTATACTATTAGCATCTGATCCTTGATTTGAAAAACCAAAGCCAGGTGTAAGGTATACTACATTTCTTTCCCGCGTCCAATAGTTATTTGTTGAGTATTTTTCAGCAGATGGATCATTAAATGTACGTACATCTAGCTTTTCATTAAATACTCTAATAGCTGCACCGGAAGTGTCTACTTCTTTAATTTGAATAAATTCAACCAAATCGTAAGGTAGTTGTATTTCTGTTTTACTTGGGTTAACACCCGATGTTGCTGTGGTTGCAGACTCAAGTAATGTTTTTTCGTATACTGCTACGTTTTCTAGCGGAGGTACGCGTAGTGAGCGATATGCTTTATCTGCAGCATACTTAAGTCCATCCTTAATAATCGCATCACTAACAACCTCTTCATCCCTGTTAGACCAGGTACGAACAAGCGCCACTAATTCATCATAGGTTATTGCCATATCAGGTCTCCTAATTAAGTATTTACCAAGAGATCTCTGTATTCAGTTTGCAAAATAGTTCTCAACCGTTTCATATTATTTGGATCATTCATAAACCCAGGGTCGTGTAAATCTAAATGATGTTCTTGCAAAATCTTAATTGCAACAATATCGGGAATAGTTGCCATCTTACGATAGCCACCCTTTTTGTGACCGAAATATGCCTGACGGTCGCGATCCATTTTAGCTTGTTCTTTATATTGAGTAATATCTTGTGTTGCTTGCCAATCACCTGAACTCAGGTCGAAGCCAGCATGAATACCTTCGTCTGCTTTTACTGTAGCACTACGAAATTTAAAATCTGTCTCTTTGCTCATGTCCTCAAAACTCCTTTATGGCGATTGTGTATACGGGGCAAAGCGTCCTGCTTTGATATAACCTAAGCGTGCGCCAGTAGACCCGACAACAGCTGGTGCCGAACCGACAGCGACTGAACCCGCATTAGGTGTAAAATGAGTAATTTTATTAGTGGCTTCATCTACGCGCCACACACATCTATCAGCTGGGTAAGTATTCCCATTAGCAAGTTGAATAACTAGCATTTACTTATCTCCTGTTTATTTATTTTTTCATTGGGTTATTCATAGCCGGACCACATCCTGCTACTTTACCACCTTTGTTGTAATAGCCAGCTACGTTGCCGCCCATTGCTTTATATTCAATATCTTTTCCAGTTTTGTCAGCATACTTTTTGGCAGCTTCCATTCCGTACTTATTATATTTAAATTCTTTATCACCAACCTTTGGCATAGTTACCTCCTAAAAAGAAAGGGGAAGCCATAAAGACCTCCCCTAACAATAGTCTAGTTAAGACCGTAGATAGCACCACAACCCAATGGGTTACGTACTTCCAAAGTGCACTCTTCAACCATCATTCCTTTGGTTGAGTCACCCTGCTGGCCTACGTCTACTTCCTGCATAGGGCGCAGTGTAGCGACGGCAAACCACATTGGATCATAGATCAATGCAGCAAAGTCAGCAACATCAGGAATACCAGCACCAGAGAATGCAGTACCGTTATCGCCTTTAAGCGCAACAGCATTGGACAGACCCATTACGTAGTTAGGAACTACCATAAGATCGCCAAAGTCTGACATGTACACATCAACAGACTGACGGAGTTGACCGCCAGCATCAATGTTACGTACAACACCAGTATCTGAAACCATCAGGTCGGAAAAGTCACGACGCAGCTTTGGTGAAAGCATAACTTTCGTAGCCTTACCACCTTGCTCGTAGATCTTCTGCATAACAGCGTCGATGTCTGTTAGTGCAAGAGTACCACGTGCTGGCGCGGTAGTACCGCCGTTGATTGAACCGCGAACAGTTGCAGTACCGTCAGCATCAGTACCAGCATTAGAGGAAGAAGCTGAAGGAGCTTCAAACTCACCTACATAGTTACATGTAGTGGCTGAGTTGATAAATGACTGGTAACCACCAGCTGAACGGGCATTAGCGTTCTGTACACCAGTAGCGTTAGAAACATTATATGAATGAATCATATCGAATTCAACGTCACGGCGCAATTCAGTACCACGCTTCTTCAACTGATAAGCATACTCATCAGCTACGCCAGCTTGGTCTACTGCACGGCGTGTGCCAGATACAGCAATTGTCTTACCATTAATCTGAGTGTAGTTACCCAAACGTGTACGATACGGTCCAGATACTGCGAACTTGTCACCAGTTGCTGGGGTCGCACCTGTGCCACCAGAGCCTGTTGCATCTGGAGCAATCCAGTCTGTACCTTCACCAATACGTGAGTTGCCTGGAGCTTCCAGCTGGTCTGTCTGCCACTCATGGTAGATAGCTGTTGCTTTTGCTTTGCCGATAGACGACATAAAAGGAGTTTCATCACGAGTGATCATTGTGATGAAGTTTGCAAGATCCTCACGCTGTGAGACGTCTTTGCCAGTTCCGCGTGCTGGTCCCTGTGGACCTCCGGTGCCGCGGACACCAAGATTGTTAGCCATTGATTATACCCTCCTAGGTATTACATGTTTAAGGAGCGTTCGGCAAGAGTTCTAAGAAAGTCCTGTTGTTCTTCAGCAGATGCGTTGCCGCTTAGTGCGCGCTTACGTTTTTGTTCTGCTGCGTCTTGCTTTTGCTTAGATATTGTTTTAGCTTTTCTAAGCGGAGCTTTCTTTGTTGGGGTTGATTTACGTTTAACCGCACCTTTAGACACACCTTGCTTAAGGCGTCTAAAGTCATCAACAAACTTAACGATAGCTGGGTCGGCAATTGAATCCAGAATTTCTGGAGCAATGCCTTCCTCAATAGCAAATTCCCTAATGGCAATTGCTGTATCCTCATTAAAGTCTGGTATTAGCGTAGGAATAGTTTCATTAAAGTATTCTAGTTGCTCATTCCATTCTTTTTCATTACTAGTTGCTTCTTGTGCAGAAACAGCTTTTACAAGTTGTTCCCGTTGGTTGCGAGCTTCCCAGTAATTCTTTTGGACTTGTTCTCGTTTATCTTTTAGTTCATTGACTTCATATGTATCACCATCTTTTCGGGCTTTATCAATTGCGCCTTCAAGATCATGATACTCTGCAGCTAACGCTTGTTCGTTAGAGTATAGTACAGCAGCTGATGCTTTGGACATTGTTTCCAACTCATTAACTTTTTCCTGATACTCGTCTTCCAACTCTTTTCTTGCGTCACCGAGTTCTCGACCCTTTTTAGAAAGATGTTGTTCAGTAGAGTAACCTTTAATAAGATCACCAAAAGAAACTTCAGCAAATTCGCCATCAACTTTGATAACCACCTTAGCTTCCAGATCAAGGTCTTCAGTAGCATATACATCAGATTCATCGGTAGCGGACTCATCGTCGGCATCTTCTTCTTCTGTATCTTCTCCCTCTTCCTCAACCTCTTCTTCTTCATCTTCGCTAACGGCTTCCTCAGATTCTTCTGGGTCTTCTTCATCTGATTCGTCCGGATCTAACTCAGGTACCTGCTCCTCGGGTAGAGATCCAACAAACTCGGAGTTTGCTATGATGTCAGCCAGCAGGGCATCTTCAGTTTGATCATTGTTAACCGCTGCAATAGAGTCATCCTGTGGTGGGGTAGAGTCCATTTCCGCTTTGGTATTTTCTTCCATTAGTTAGCCTCCTTCTTTATGGTGGCCTTCTCGGAATTCTTAGTCCTTGTGTATCGCTCAACAAGCGCATGAAGGTTTAGTAGCTTATCTGCATTCAGTTTAGCTTTACCTGCACTACGCATGGAGTCGTATTCCAAGGTGTTAATCATTTCATTATAATTTAAAAGTAGAGCGTCGATGTCAATCGGTCTCATCCGTATCCTCCTGTAGGTGTGGGATATTTTTCCCATACATCTCGAAGCTTATCATTTTCTCTTTGACACTACCAAGTGCCATAGCAGAAGAGTAGAGGAACTCTCGAGATTTAGTTTCATGCGGCTCCGTCTTGAGCCACTCTAGAAAGAAGTCAACTAAGACTTCGCCATACACTTCATCAAAAAATTCAGTCCGTTCTTTGGCGGCGAAGTGCCCTTGTACGTGAGCACGACGCGCCATTTCTTCCGGATGTATCTTGTGATTACCGTATGATTTATTATTACTCAGCCTCTTCTCGGCTGTCTCACGGTATTTATCCATAGTCTTTAAGCAATCAAAGTATTATAAACAACTTCATTGACCTGCGCTGCAGTGCCGTGGGCTGTTGTTAGACTTACCAGTGTTTGTGCACCGTTGTTAAGACCTGTTACAATTTTATAAGACTTAGCTGCGCATTGAACGCCTGATTGAACTACGGTTCCAGCGGTAGCTACATTAAATGTAATTGCAGCATCGCTATCATTTGTTACGATAATTTTGCCAGCGCCAGCGCCTGCTGCAGTTGTTACCGTTCCAGATTGAGCACCGCCTGCTCCTGATTTATTGATTGTTACTGTTGCCATTAGGGCCTCCTGAGTTTGTTAAAAGGCTTCTCGCCATTGCTATAATATCGGTATATTCTGGATGTGCAGGTATTTCAGCCCCCTCTTTAGTTGCTTTAATTGCAATATCTGCCCATTCTTGAAAGTGCTTGTCAATTGCAACAGCTAGTTGTTTTGCATTATCATCAAACGTATTCTTTGTTTGAGCAGATGTATATTTTACATTAGCTTCTGATAGCGCAATATCTGCCTCTGCTTTACGTTGCTCAGCCTGTTGCTTTGCTTGTGCTGCTTGAGATTGCTGTTGAATTGCTTGGCCAGCCTTTTCTTTAAACTGATCGGTAGTATAATCTTCGAGAAAATCATTACTATCCAGATCCATAGCTTCAATAAGCTTAGTAGCTAACACTGCAGGGGCTGAAGGCTTTACCACCATACCAGCACCTTGCTGATTAAGTGCAGGTAAAATTTCAGCACCTACTTTAGATAGCTTTGCAATTTTTGAGCTATTAGAGTTTTCCCCAATATCTAAGAAAACTTCTACTTCCATTTTTGAAGGTAGCGCATCAATATTAACAGTTTCAATAAGACCGTTCATATTATAAGGTATGTTACCCTTCATTGAAGTTTTAATTGTATGATACACACCTTCAATCAATCGTTTAAATCCGGTTTCAGCAAATCGTCTTGCAATATGCTGAATTCGTTTTTGTGCTGCTGATTGAACAGCGCTAAGCTTTTGTTCAGAGTTTCCTGATACATATAGTGTATCATTAAGTCCTTGAGCGGCCTTAGACATACCTGTAGCTTGTTCTTTAATAAGCTGCAAGTGCTCAAGCAAAGGTACTGTACCTGTAGAAATAGATTCAGGAGGCAGCTGTTGTACTGCACCTACTGGACTACCGTTAGTTGGAATAATCTGCTTTGGCTTCATGTTTTGAAGTGCAGAAAAATCTACCACGTTTGGATCAGCCAGCTTAGGCGAGTAGTTAGTCAAATATGTATTCTCTACAAAACCTCTAAGAATAGCAGTTGATGCTAGCGTAGAGCTACGTGTAAAGTCTGCCATTGATAAACCAAAGAATTCATGTGGTATATCAATTGGTACAATGTCAGCTAGTGGTACCATATCACAATCTTCTTCATAAAGGATATGTGTACCCGCAGTAATAATATGCTTTAGCTCAGCAATACCATCACCATCTCGGTCTACTCTAATCCAACACTCAGTAACCGTAACTTCACGGTTTGCTTCTAATGGTGTTTCACTTACAGAGTTTGAGCCTTGATAATATTCTTGTCCTGTAATTTCTTTACGGGCTGCTACATCTTGCGCATAATCCAAGGACCCTGTCCATGCGGCTGCATCAGATAGTGCATCCCAATCCTCAACAGCATCTGCCATATCAGGATAGTACTTACGAATTTCAGAACGAGTCATACTATTTTGGATACCAACAAATGAAGCGTCTTCAATTGTAGTAGCATCTCTTGAAATACGAAAGTTTTCTGGTGGAACTAACTCAAGTTTAATTTTAGATTGATTAATTTCTTGACGAACCCGTACATTAACATATACTAGTTCAACCTCTGGTCCTAGATTATCTGATGGTGACATTGCACGGTTTTCAAATTCTAGATCACCAACAATTTCTAAACTATCATCAGAAAGTATTTCATCAAGTTTAGTCTGACTAATCTCTTCATATTCTTGAAATACATAATCATAGTCTTCAATATAGCCCCAGCGAATTACTGCATTCTTCCATAGAAGTGCAGACTTCATCCATTGCTCAAGTATTTCCCAACCATTGTTTTGTTTAAATAAGGTATAATTAATAAGCATCGCGGCATCTTTAGCGCCTTGAAAAGCGCCAGGCGTATCGTTCCATGGTAGGAAGCGGGCAATGCGCTGATTACTTAAAAACAAATCACACAAAACAGCTGTGTATGCTTCTATTACTTCTGTTGTAGAGGTATCAACAATAGTCGATACACCTTGTGGTGACAAGTGTGCAACAGGCAAACCTGCATATTCATAAGTAGCTTTAAGACGTTCGCGTGCTAAGTCTGACGAGTTAAGCCAATCACCTGTAGAGTTTTGTACTCCGCTTTCAACTAGACTAACTAATTGCTCATCTGTAACCGCTTCTTTATAACCGTAGGCTGACATTAATATTTACCTCCGGTATTAGAATAAATTGGTTTTGATTTTTCTAAATCTTTAACTGTATATTTACCGGGCTTTGAAAGTTCTTTCTGCGGTTTCTTTGCAGGTTTTAACTTTTGATCGGCTTGAATAAATCTAGACATGTACCGCTCCTGGGTTTATCTATCTGTGTCTTTTAATTTTGCTTGCAATCTTTTTAGGTTGCTTGCTATGTTGTTTTCCCGCTCTAATACTTTTTCTCTTAGCCCGAGTAGTAGCGGCGTGTTCAGCTGGCGAGAGACGTCCCACAGCTGAAGCCGGCATATAACGCTCTCCAGTTGCCAGCGGACCTTGCGTTGAAGGTTTACCACTTCGAGTCCGCCACTTCTGAGAAGTCCATTTGCTGAGGCTCTTTTGCGACGGTTTCTTTGCCATTAGTCGCGGTAGCCTCCGCCCTTTGCTTTATATTGTTTAGCAAGCATTTGAGCTTTTCGAGCCGACCATTGGCCCGGTCTACCACCTTTATTGCCAGCCTTAATCCGGTTAAACAAGTTTTTTCGCATTGTTGGCTTCGTATAATTTCCTGCCTCATTAACTGCCATCGTGTCATCTCCCTACCACTTTACTTTGTGTGACCAATATTTTGCAGACAACGGGCCTGCTGGTTTACCCTGCGCATTGTGTCGTGCATAGTAAGACTTTTTACGTGCTTTATCTTTTGCAGACTTTGGATTCTTACCAGCACCCTTTACGCCCTGCTGCCCGAATCGGATGAGACGTTCTTTGCCGCCTGACCTTGCAAGGACAGCGTGGGATTTTGTTGGGTGTCCGGGTGTGCGCTTGGGTTTATTGTATCCGGAGAAGCGCTCTCCTGCTTTTTCGACTGACATTCCATTTCTCCATTTACATGACGAACACTATTCCACCACACAACAGGGCTTTTGTATTCTTTAGGTCTTCTTTTAAAACTAGGGGATTTATATGGTATGTATACCATTATTATGTAGCTTCCCCATTAATTAGCTTACATTTATATCCAACAGTAGTCCAGCTTCCATCTTGCGGCAGCTCTTCATGAAGTATTCTAAAGTCAATACATTCTTGCCGATCTTCAAACCATTGTATGTCTTGTTGCACACATACGGTTTCTACGCATGCGGTAAGTAATAGTGACCATATCATTTGCCGTCTCCTCTATGTTCGTGTCCCATCCATATTCCGAAAACGCCGGTCATAACACCCATAACTACAGATACAAAAGCCGATTGCTGAGAAGTTGGTTCAGGCAAAGCCATAAACCATTCTGCACAACGCCAGCTCATTACTGTACTAGCTAGCATCATTACTCGTGGGAGTATTTTCCACTTAAGGAACTGTTCTACGGTTACTGGCATTCGGGTCTCCATGAAGTGGCGGATTTATCCCCTACCTCCGCCGGGGTAGTGAGGACACGGGAACTTTAAAGCCACTGTGTATTTTCCTGCTCAGTATTAGAAAACTTCTGAGACCAGGGAACTTTATTTACAGTTAGCTTATCATAATGTGTTCGTAATGTTTCAAGTGCAATAGCTGCAGCCATAACAGTATCATCATGACACCCAGGTGCAGCTTCAGTCTTTCCTGAATCAGTACTAATATAATCTTTTAATTCTTGTATCATTATCTTTGAAGCAATCCATATGTCATCATTTTCAATTGCATTCTTTAGATTACCAATGATATGCGGCTTGGTTACCTGAGTTGTCCTAAATCCAGGTACCTGTCCTTCTTCCTTCGAGATTGAAGAGATCTTTGTTTGTTTATACAAATTAATGTAATTCATCTGTGTTAATCGAGATAGCGTGGCGACGCCCATGGAATTACTTTCAACAGTAAGTAGTGCATTATTATAGTACCTACCTAGATAAAACAGAAGATCACCAAACTTACTTGGATCCAAGTGATTATCTCGGAACAAAGCAATTACTCTTCTTTCTGTATCTAAGACTACTGCTGTCGAATAATCTTGACCTACCCCAAGTGCAACATCTGCAGCAACAATATAATTACTATTCCAATCTGGATAGTCCCATATATGTAGCTTGCCCTCATTTGAAGGTTCCCATGTTGATGCAGGAAAGTCAAAGTTCATCTTCTTTTCCGGTTCTACAGGCATCAGCTTGGCTGTCTTCTCTGGATCAAACACAGAAGAGCCTGCAGTAATAAAGGCTTCATCGGGAGACGCTGGGTACTCCTGGCGGAATTTTAATTCCCCACCTTCAGCAATCTTCAACCGACGCCAGTAAAGCTGTCCATCGTTTAGGTCATACTGCTCTACCAGTAGATCTTCTTCTGAAGATCGTTCGAAGCCTTCCGGTGGTTCTCTCCAGTATTCAGGAGTAGAGAACCATGGAAGAAATAGTGGAAGATAATCGTTTTCTCCGGCTATAGCACCTTTCCATAATCTATAGAATTCTCCCTGAGCTCCATTAGCCGTTGACTCAATAATGACTTCCGTACCCGGTGCTTCTGAGATACCCTGAAACAAACCAGCGAGAATCTTCTCATCATGCGTCCAGAATGCGACCTCGGAGAGATGAGCAATTGTTGGGGTAGTGCCTCGACCAGCTTCCGGAGAACCAGCAGTGTATAGTCGATACGAACCAACAGGCCTCTCACCTGAAGCATCTTTAGGGAAGTGCGGAGCCGATATAACAATTTCCTTAGCATTGGACTTTACCTCATTGGGTCTATACTCAGGATTCATATTCTTAATAATGTTACGACTCATAGTAAACAGGGCATCTGATGTCGCACTATCATGCGCCATAACAACAGATCGTGCATGTGGTGAAAAGTATGTTTTCCAAAATACTCTACCAGCACAATATGTAGATATGCCCTGTTGCCGAGCTTTCAAGATAATAGCGCGCACCTTCCCGGTTTCCCGCAGCTGCTTATCAAGCGCTTCTGTAATTTCCTTTTGACATGCATTAAAAGAGAAATCAACGAAGCCAGCTCTAGCATCCTTAGTAATAATTTTAATATTGTCTTTAGCAAAAGATGTGAAGTCTTCCTCATAGGTAGTTAGCTTCTGTCGCTTTTGCTTTTCTTGTAATAGCTTTAAAAGCTCTTTCTTATCTGCCATAGTTGTGTCCTCACATAACTTTACTTTAAGGGGACATTTAAGATAAGTTTAAATGTCTCCTATAAGAGGGGGGAGATATATACTATATATGTACTATATAAGTTAAGAGTATACTATATATGCTATAGAGGTTGATGATAGAAGCTAGTAAGGCTAGAGGTTAGGTTAATTTAAACCAATAATATATATATACCCCCTATATACTTTCTGTACCCCCTAGATTCCCCAGAAGCTAATCTCTCAGAACCTAGAACTTTACTTGAAGTCACTCAGGAACTCAGCACTTAGAGTAACCTTAGGGCTATCCCTCAGTACTCTCTCAGCTCTCTCAGCTCTACCAGCACTGTAAGCGCCTAGCGGCACTTATCCCATAGTATTCTCTCTAATTACAGAAAGCGAATGTTATGTTTCTATTCCACTCTATCTTTCTTCTAGCAGCTCTATTCATCTGCTGGTTCTGTTACTCATGCATAAAGGAGGACTTCAATGACTGAGTATGTTTACCATGTGTATCCCGATGGCACTGTTAAAATCATCTGGCGCCGATAGCTATGACACAGATTCTTATCCTCGCGATAGCCATGTGTGTCATAGGCTTCTCAGCTTGTCTCGTGTTTCTTCTTGTAGAAATACTTGAACGGTATGTAGTCCCTTACATATCTTCTAAGCTACCATAACTACTCGAGGAGAGGCTAACGCCTCTTTTCCAATGATACGTCTTAGTAGCCATACCCGGACGGAGTTGCTCTCAGCCGACACGATTGTAAAACGAGTAGACGTATCATCTTTACACAATCTAAACACATCCAACGAAAGGTACTATCATGAATATTCAAAGTTTCCAGCCTCGCAATTATCGCATTGACAATGTTGAATTGAACTGGGCTAAATTGACCAAACCTGTTTCACCATTCGGCGTTATGCAGTATGAGCTTCAAATTGCTACTACTGATAAAACCGTAGCTGACGAATGGTCTGCTAATCATCTCAATGTTAAGTCAGAGCTTGACAAAGAGACTAAGCAGCCAACAGGTAAGTTCATTGCTTCTCTTAAGCGTAAAGCATTCAAAGCTGACCAATCTGATAACGGTGCTCCCACTGTTGTTGGTGCCGATGCTCAGCCTATCGATGCTTCAAAGCTTGGCAATGGTTCACGCGGTAACGTAATCATCTATCAGATGTACTACAAAAATGCCGGTCGTGAAGGTATCTCCAGCTCTCTTACTGCTGTGCAAGTCGCAGAGTTCAAAGAGTACACTGGCGATTCCAGCTTCGAGCCAATCGCAGACCTTGCTAATCCTGCAGCGTTTGCACCAGCCGAAGCTCCAGCAACGGACGAAGCAACTGCGAATCCATTCTAATCTCCCTGAGGGCTCACGCTACGGCGTGGGTCCTTATTCTACTGCAAACCCTCATCCGGAGTCTATATCATGCCTCTATTCTTTATTGCAGTCGCTGCGTTGTGGTCCGCCGATAATGCAGACTTCATCAACACTTCAAACGAACAGCTAGCTAGCGGTTACGAATGGCACATGATTGACTGCCGTGCACCTGATACATCGCTACCTAACATTGTTATCACCTCACCAAACGATAACGAATTTGTTTGCTTCAAGTTACAATAAACGGCTAACGCCGCTTTTCCAGTGCAACATACGCTTTATTTGTATGCTCTGCTTTATTACATATACTTCCTGAGCATGAAGATAAACTGCTCACTTTATAGGTAAAGTGTCAACGGCTGCACGTCAGATTCCAAATCTGAAAGACAGGGTTCGATTCCTTGTACCTATGCCAGTTTATAATTAGTGCGTAACCAGGATACCACACTAATAGGCAGAGTAAGACTCGCTAAGAACCTGGTGAAACTGTACGTCCTAAGCATGACACTAAACTGCTTAACTCATTCTCATAGCAGCTCTAGCGTAGTAGCAGTCTCTCCTTCATGCTCCGCTAGAGCGCTTGCTTTTTACTCAACCTCCATCCGAAAGGTTCTCTCATGTCAACTGATTCCGACGACGTAACAGCCGTAGCTCACGTCACTAAAGAGTTTACATTCATCGACCCTCTCAGTGATGGTGAGTGTATGGCTCTTATTCAAACAGCAGAAGCTGATAATATAAAAATAATTATTACCGAATCTCGGCGTATTGTTTTGTTTCCTTGTGACGACTTGCACACTGCAACAGCAATACTTGCCGAAGTTAATCTAATCGAATCAATCGGTCTCATCCGCGAAATCGTCGAATGGGATATAACCGGTCTTGTAAGCGAATACGAACTACCCATTCAACTAACCCCGGAAGGAAATGATAATGACCAAATTTGATGTATTCTATTACGGCATGCTACTCGGCATTGCTATGATTACCATCGACTATTACTTTGTTTCCGGAGGTTTATACTAATGGCCGAAGTAATGCTTAACGAACTTCGTCACGCTATTAGCCAATACAAGTTCACAATCACATCAAAAGATGACCCACAATTGCTACGGCTAAAGCAACTCGTACGCGACCACAATGCACGAGTTCGTTCAGTTGCACGTCGTTTCAATCGTTACTCATCTAACCAATTACTCCGTGTCAGTCTCATGGCACGCGGTAAACGCCGTGACAAATACGGCAAGCGTCTACATCCTAACTGTGATTCAAACCTACAACATAAATATGCTTCACGTTTCGATGTTTACATTCATGCTGATTCTTCAGGTAATTACGAACTATCCGAAGAAATCAAAACCGGTCTTACTTCAGGCCAACAACGTAAAATCAAAGCGCTTGACTTCGCGCGACTCAAACAAGAATGGGCCGACGAAGAATACTTACGCACTAAAGGTGTATACATCAGACATATCGACGGTAACAAAGTTCATATGTCTTACGATAAATACATCGCAGCCGCCCGCGCTGCACATCCTAATATGCCCGAAGCTACTTTCAAAAGAATGTTTCGTGCATAATCTAACCTTATCCCGGAATAGTAACGGCCGGATGCAGAAAGGTTCATCGTTCTATGCTAGCTGAAATCATGACCGCAATCGGATACATACTTCCTGTATTATTCTTAGTGCGGGCAATCAATTACTACTTGAGGTGAACTATGTCCAAACTCGACGATGCGATGGTAGCGCGCATATCTGCCAATCTTCCTTTCCTGCGTCTAGCTATTACTGATGCTAACACCCACTCACGCGATGAAATTGCAAACTTCTTATGGCAATGGATGCGTTCAAACGAAAACGATATTGACCGTCAATGGCGTGCCGAAGCTATCGAAGCACGTAACCGTCTTAACTCTGGCTATACGAAAGCGATGCACTAATGTTTATTCAAAATATCATTGCTAACAAATTCTACGAACATTTTGAAAATGAATTGTATGACTTTACCTTCACATACAAAACTGAAGCATCTGTAAACAACACAACTATCATCGAATTATGCGAAGAAGCTGTTTGTGCCGCTCATGGTATTTCACATCAACAGTATCTAGACGAAGAAACCGACGTTGCTTACGACGAAATATTCGGCGATGCTGCAAACATGACTGAACAAGTTATCAATATCATGCTTCAAAAATTCATGGAGCAACACAATGGCACCTGAAGAAATCAAATCAGCCGGTATGTGCCGTCTGCATCTTATGGAAGCCATATTCCATATCGAATTCGCAATGGAACATATTCAAAACCTTGCCAATGACGAAGACATATACAACATCGGTCACAATATTCGTAGCGCTCAAAGCCATATCGAAACAATCCATACTGACCTATGCGAAGAAACCGATGCTCTAGTATTCAACGACTGGTCTGGTCAAGAAGCATTGTTCGAGCGTATGCGCGAAGCTCTCGGCCACTGGTCGGCATATCAATTCAGTGAATGGAAACAAACCGGAAAGGTAAATCATGGGTAAACTAAAACAACTCGCCATGCATGTTGAAGATACTATTCATGCATGTGTTCAAGACGGTTGGGACGAATGTCAAGGTACTATTGACGAAATGAAAAACGTCACACGTCAAAACATCGACGACCAACTC